TGCCGTTGCCGTTGCCGTTGCCGTTACCGTCGCCGTTGCCGTCGCCGTTGCCATCACCGTTGCCGTTGCCGTCGCCGCTGCCATTGCCGTCGCCGTCGCCGCTGCCGTCGCCGCCACCCCCTGAATCACCAGGTTTGTCTGGAGGATCAGGTTCATCACAAGTTTTCCCGGTGTAATAACCCTGACGAAGTTTTGAACCAGGAATTCCCAATTGAGGAACCGGATCAATCTCAATAATAGCGTTCGAAATCTCTACGACACATCCACCCTTGCATATATAAGAATGACCCGCCGAATAAGGATAATGTTGCTCTGGAGTATCAGCAGGAGGACATTTTGATTCACATACCCCTCCTTTACTCGACAAAGTTCCATCCGGACACACATATATCTCATTCGGCGAGCATGAATAAAGTGAAACACGAACATGAGTATTCTTATTCAACGCTTCGCAAGCGACAACACCATTATAAGTAGAGCATTCTCCCTTTATATAATCAGCACCTGACGGAAAATTTTTCGCCTCACACAATTCTAATGTCTCGAAAGGCCCACCAAACGCATTTGAATAATAAATAATCTTCTTTGACGGTGAAATAGCAGCTGATGCATCAAAGACGATGAACAAAAACAAAAGAAAAAACAACTTCATTTAAACATCACCCAAAGCAACCCCACTATCTGCAAATTCAGCTACATGCACAAGCAACATTAATAATGCAAATAACTTTTTCATCTGATAAACCAAAAAAAACAAATAGCCCCGATTGCTCCAATCAGGGCAAAAACCACATGAATCAGAACAACCAGGGCTATCGTTAGCATGATTACATTTTACTGATCACGCGCTTGGCAAGAGTAATACCGTGGATACCCAACGCAATACCGATCACAGCAATACCAAACGCAGCAATCTTTGCACCCGCTGAACTAATATCAATGCCATCCAAAAGCGTTGAAATCGGATCAGCAGCATTTGCATAGCCAGAAGCCAACACAAGACCGGTTGCTACCGTGGCTTTTTGCCAGTTTTTTTGAAGAAACTTAACCGTTTTCATATTTTCCTTTCAAGGAATACAGTGCGAAATTGCACCAAAAAGAACCCCAGAAATCTTCAAGCTGCAATCTCAAATCTTGCGAACGATGCTAATAACTATGCCAACGGCCCAACCTGCAATAGCAAAACTAGCCACCACTGCAAAGCCGAAACCGATTGCATGAGCAATGCTTTCAGGCGTAATACCGATTTGTTGCAGGTCTTGCAGAGTCATATCATTCACCATCGCCATACTTACTATAATAACAAGAAACGCATAATACACCTTCACCTACTTCATAAAAATCAGACTCCATGTCACTAAAATAGCCGCAGTTATCACATATAATCATGTTCTCTCTACAATCACGACATGCATAACCGCCTTTATATTCTTGCAACGCACGTTTAAAAAACTCCTGTTCACAAAAAGAACACTCCTGCAATTCCTCATCATCAGTATTGCTTTCAATCAAACCATTATAACAATGAGGGCAAGTTAAAGGATATTCAATTCCCCCAACCGTAATGCTTACCCATTCACCATCACCAACCTTTTCACCGCAATCAGGACATATACCTTCAGCATTGTTATCCTGCCAATCAATATAGTGGCTCACCTTCTATTCCTCCAATGCTCTGGATAATGATCTTCAGAGTGCCAAATATCATTGAATTGATGCGGCGGATCGTAGGCTGCACAACCCGCCAGCATTGAGATCAAAGACGCCAGAACCAATACTTTCATCAAGCCGCTTTCTTTTGATGCTGCACTTGCGGTAGTTTGATTTCGCCGGTTTCCTGATCGACAATAGATTTATTAAGTGGAAAAACATCAATAATGACTTCTGTTGATTCCTTACCGTTTGAAACACGCTCGATTTCCAGCTTGACAGAAACCGGATTTTTAATGGACGGATTCAGATGCATCATGCGCATAGCTATTCCACTACTGGGCAGCTTCCACTCTTCGAGCGCAAAGCCTGTTTTCCAATTAACGCCTGATTCATCCTTTTTATTAAAACGACTATCCAGACGAACTATGCTAAACAGACTCCCCGAATCAATAGCATTACCATTAATCACGCCTTTGAACGCCTTGATGCCAACAATCTCAACTACCAGTTCCATATAATTTCCTTTCAATTTCGGGTAGCTCGTACCATTCCGGTTTTTGAACAGGGCCGAGCTTGATTACCCTTGTTCGCGGTTGAAACTTTATTACGTTGCTTTTGACGGATATATCGACGCCATAAGGCAACAACGCCTTTCTATGAACATAGAATTGCGACCTTTTCAATTTGGCCGTTATGTCGTCACCCGCCTGCCACATTCGATAAGTCGCCAGAATGCTTTTTGGCAGTTGCGAAAAATCATCCATTTCAGCCGAATTGCGAGTCAATACTTCCTTGCGCTCTTTAAAATCCATTTCCAATTGCTTCATATCGAACCCGCCCAAAAAGTGACAACCCATATCATGCAGCTTCGTAGTTTTATAGGTAGTCTCAAATCTGATTAATCCCACTTCGTCACACCAATCAGCCAACTTTTCAAGATAAGCATCTCCTTTTGAATGGCGGCGAATTTCTGCCGATTTCAAATAAGCTTTGCTATAAACACGCCTTGACCCCCTTCCAAAATCGACCGTTTCACAATCGCCATATGTGCCTGTTTTGAGACGGCTAACTTGCTGGCCCTGAAGCCAGCGCATAAAAGCTATGGCTTCATCCCGTGAACCGGTTGAAAAGTTTTCTGTCAAATCAACGCGGGTAATGATTGCACCAGTCCATTCACTGCGTGGATTGCCGCGCCAGTTCGTGATAAAGCGATTACCCTCCGTGAATGCAGGCAATCCATACTGAACAATCAGATTGTTGATTTTCTGAATGCAGTCAATGAATGAATATCCGAAAACATTATCTGGCCTGCCAAACCTGCTAACGTTGCCTTCAAAATAAACGGTTCCACCATCACAACGAATAAAAACGCGGGTTTCGTGGCTGCCTTCAACTTTCAGTTTCTTTAGCGTGGTATTGACGGTGTTTCCATCCTTATCGACGCTGATAAACGCACCATCACATAAACGGGGCAGATCGCAAGCGTGTTGCTGGTAGATGCTGATCCAGTCGCAGAAGCCGACAGATTGCACCCGGCTGGCAGGGCAGACATGCCAGTCTTTACCGCCAAGATGCAAGCGGAAAACGGAGGTCATGACTGCACGGTTTTTAGGCAGTTTTTCCGGTTTTCCGGACTAAAGTGACGTGTAACCATCACGTCACGCCCCGCTGCCTGTTTTTTGAGCAGCTCAAAATGGAGCCGTTCAAATGCTTCGCGCGGGGCCTCAACGAGGCGCGGCACCACCCCGCAAGCGGGGACCCCTCCGCGCCCCGTATCGGCCCCGCGCTGCGTTTGGCAGGTACAGCCGCTACCCACCCCGCTGCACAGTCTCACGCGTTCAAAGGCGGCGTATTTAAGGCCGCTGAAGGGCCATTGCAGGGCCAAACGCCACAGGTGAGAGCCTTCAGGAGTGACCCAAAGCCCCAGAATGCGGGCGCATGCGGTTGTTTGACCCTTTAAAATGCGTAATTGAACGTATGTTTCTTTGTCTGATATGCCTCGCCGCGCATATTCAGCACATCTTTGGAGGTGTTCGTTATATGTGTACATATTCCGCCACCTCACTTATTGGGTGTCGCCCCCACGCCCGGCCTGCTTGCGTGGCCTGCAATGCGACTTCAAGCAGGACTGTTGCTGGGGTGTTTGGGCGGGGGGCAACGCATTCAAAATAATGGACAAAAAATAAGCAAAAATCAGCGTGAAGTACACAGCCAAAATAAAACCAACGCAGAAATCAACGATGCTCATTTGCGGGCCTCCTTGGCCTTAAAGCCGCATAATTTCTTTTTTTCGCTGGGAGTGTTTATGAATGAACTTTTGGATGCCGCGCTTTCCATGGTTTGGAAATTCGGCATATTCATCATTGCTTTTGCCGCTTTGATCGCGTTCATCAAGATCAAAGTCGCCAAGCTGGAGCGGCGGCTTGCTGATAAGCGAAGGCGCGAGCGCATCGAAGCTGATATGCGCGCCAGAGAAGAGATCAGAGAAAAGTTGCAGCGAGAGCGCAGGGAGCGCAAAGCAAAAGAGAGACGCGGCGAGTAGGTCATTTGCCGATCTCCTTGCTACGCAGCCAGTCAGATAGCACGCCTGCTATCAGATTGGCGTACAGGCCAGCAGGCACATGGATAGCGTGGCCGCCAATGAACACGCGACAACCGTGCTCCCTTATCTGTAGCAACAGAGATTGAAAAGATGGGGAGGGGGGCATTGCAGGCTCCTTGTTGATAGAGCATCAACATTAAGCCTGAATTGATAGTGTGTCAACAAAAATAGTTGATAGAGCATCTACACTCACCCCTTGACAAAGGAGCTACACCATGAGTCAAACGCTTCAGCTAATGGAAAAAGCACTTGCGAAGAAACGCGCTTCAGCCTGGTGCAAAGAACTAGCTATCGACAAAAGCACGTTTTCACAAGCGAAGAAAAAAGGCCGCCTAAGCCCCGCCCTAGCTGGCTGCCTTGCTACAAAATTAGGAGAAAACAGAGATCACTGGATAGCCGTTGCGGCTATCGAAACAGAACCAGAAAGTGCACTCAAAGAACAAATGCTTCAGGCCTTACTGCACACAAAGCCATAGCATGATGTCCTAGTAGAGCCTGTGATAAACAACGTTTTCATCCTCTGAATTTGCTCCTTCTTTTGGTGCAAACCGCCCTCAAAATCTATTCATGGTCTGGCCGCAAGAAGCAAAAATGCGAGTCGGAACGGACAGCAAGGCGCAGACGGGCTTTAACCCTCCGCTTTGCTGCCCGGGGAGGCATCTACAAGGCCCAAGAGACCGCCCGTGCCTGCGCTTTTCGCACCTGCGAGCAGGCTGTGTACAGGTTCTTGGCCTCTTTTTCCTCTTTTGTCAGCCGCGCGGGCGGCACGCATCCGGGTTCCTCGCAGCTGCCTCTTGCGTCATGGCGTCTTCATGCAGCTGCCGCAAGCCCAGCAAGGCGGCCAGCACAGGGGCGGCTTGCGCGGGGTTGGCGTGGCAGACGGCCAGACGGCGGGTGTAGGCGGCCAGTTGGGCAAAGCCCAGCTCTTGCAGGCGGGCGGCGCACTCGGCGGCATCGGCTGGCCAGGCGCGGGGCAGAACGGCGCTGCCGTGGTGCAGCAAGTCGGCGCACAGGGCGCGCAGGGCGGCCAGGGCGCGTTGCAAAGGGTGGAAGCTGACATCGCCTTCGGCCCGGCCCAGAGGCAGGGCGGCCAAAGCGGCGGCGGATTCGGGCGTGGGACCGGCAAAGTCCAGCACATGCAGGTGTGGCGCGGGGCTTGTGACGGCCACGCTCCACGGCTCCAGCACGGGCAGCTCGCCTTGCCAGTCGAGCAGGCCGCCGATGTGGGCGGGCGATTGCGTCAGGGCAAGCGCCAGGGCGTGCAGCGCGTGCGGGGTGTGGGCGGCGTGGCTGCGGCGGATGAGCACGGGCGCGTCTTCGGCATCCAGCGCCAGGCATTGCACGGTTTGGCTGTGGGGGTCGTAAAGCGCTTCTTCGATGCGGGCGGGGCTGAAGATGACGAAGCGTCCGGCGGCGTGGCGCGGCGCGGCCAGCGGGTGAGGGCAGCTGGCGCGGGCTTGCCGCAGGCCGCGCACGCTGGCGTAGCGCAGCGGGGGGGCGAAGGCGGCCCAGTCACCGGACTGCGGCAGCAGGCTGTTTTGGCTGTTGCGCGCGCGGGCCAGCGCCACGCTGCCGTCGGCGTAGCGCCGCGCTTGTTGCGACAGAAGCTGGCCGCCGGCCAGCTGCTCCAGCCGCACGCCGGGGGCGATGCGTTCGCTGGCGCGGATTTGCGCTTCTTGCGCGCGGCGCTCATCGGGCACGCGCCAAGCGTGCAGCAGGGCCATGCGGGCGCCGGTGTCGGCATCGGCCATGACCAGGAGGGTGCGGCGATCCTGCCCGTCGCGTTCGGTGCGCGCGCCCAGGCACATCAGGCGCAGCCGGTCAAGCGGCACTTCATGCGGCTGGCCCATGCCTAGCGCGGCCCCGGCCTGGCCGGGGGCGCTGCCCAGGGTGAGACGCAGGGCGATTTCGGCCACGGCATCAGCCCCCGCTTCGGCGCGGTAGCGGGCGCTGCGGGCGGCCCAGGCGGCGCTCCACTGCTCCAAGTCGAGCACGGCGCGCCAGAGCCATTCGGCCCCGGCGGCGCGGGCCGCTTGCAGCGCAGCGCTGAGGGCGGGCGCGGCAGC